CATCCAAATGTAAATTTCCATCAGTTGAAATGACTTGAGCAGTATTTGAATTAATACGAGTAGGGGATGCTCCTACTACCAAGTATCCAGACCATCCATTTGGACCATATTTAATATAACTATTATCTCCTGAAGTATGAGTTGCAGTTCCATCCTCTTTTATGGTCATGCGAATACTTTCTGTTGTTCGACTAGTTGTCGCACCACTGTAAGTATCAAATGAAACCTCTGCTGCTCGTAAACGAATACGATCTGGTCCCGATGGACCAGCAATATCATTACCTTTAAAGATCAATAGTTCTGTTGTTTCTGAGCTCGCATAGTTTCTCGTTTCAATCACAGAATGATCATATGCTCCATCGCCTGAGGCTCCACCACCCAGATAAATTGTTCCTGATCCTGCTGCTGGACCCACATAAAGAGCTCCTGATACAGTAGCATTGCTTGCTAAAGTGGTTGATCCATAAATGGTGCAGTTTCGTGATCCATCAAAATAAATACACCATGAATTTATATTATCATGGATACCCACTTCTCCCGCATTCTTTCCCATAAAACAATAACGTGTTCCTAATCCATATCCTAGCCAACCACCTCGACCCTCACCATGTGTTGAGATATTTCCATAATTATTTCCTTCTGCGTCAGCACATCTAATTCCGCGTGAATACGTGTCATTCCAAAGTCCACCTGTTCCTACATTGCGAAACCAACTATTTACATAAATTTCAGTAGATGCTCTTATAGCCCCTGATACATCCAATTTATATCCAGGATCTGTGCTACCAATCCCCACGCGCATATTCGATCCATCCAATGTCAATAATGTAGCAGAAGAAGAGATTGCATTATGTGGATTTGTAATATTTGATGCATATCCAAAATCAAGCATGTGCTTGCGATTTCCCCAGTTTCCCTGATTAATGACCCACTTACGATAATCTGCCGCGTTGGATGGATTTGTAGTAACAAATGTAAGAGTGCTGCCATGAGTATCATTTGTCTGCGATGATGCGATCACCAAATCAGAATAATAGGAAGATAGCACAATCTGAGCACGACCAGAGGCATCATTATATCCAAGAAGTCCATCAAACCGCGCAGAACCAATATGAACGTCCATCCGTCCATCTTTTAGATGAAATTTAGAAGAGGGATCATTTGTTCCAATACCCACATTTCCTGAATTTGCCAGACAGAATCTAGCTCCATTCCAATTCGTATCGATTGGATGATAACCATATACCTGATAATAAGTATAACCTGTTGTTGTTCCAGCAGTCTTTGTTGTAAATAATGTTACAGATGAATTTACAGGCGGTTTATTGACTATCCATACGGTTATAGGAATATTTGTTTCATACCACGATGTATCTACCAAATACATTTCCAGATAGGCATCGTAATAAATAGAAGCAGTATCTGTCGCTAAACGGAATTGTTGTGGAATATGATGTCCATAGTAATTCCCCTCGATAACACGAATGAATGGAGTTGAATTATATTGTTGGCCGCATGATAATAAAATATATCCATGTTCTCCTGCGACCGACCATGACACTCCAAATTCCGCGACACCTCTAGAGGGAATTGTTGCAATTTTAAACCATTTACCCTTATCTGCTGCATTATTATAAGTAATTGCAGAAGAAGACACAAAATGAGATGAACCGATTATGTTTCCAGATGTAAAACTATCACCATTAACGTGTAACTTATAATTTGGATTGGTAATACCAATTCCTACATTTCCACTCATTGCTATTGCAATATCTGTCCAAGAAGATAAAGCACCATTATGAGCCCCTAAATAGGCTACATTATCATAGGTTCCTGCAACTATACCCGTTGTTTCATTTCCAAAATATGACATACCTTTCCATCCAGATGTTCCATCTTGGCGATTATATAAAGTGCATAATGGATTTGTATATTTAATACCCACATTACCATTATGACCAATCGTTATAGAGTCATATCCTGTCCCTTGATTATATGTCTTAAATAGATATGCAACTTGACCAACAGCTTGAACATATGGAAATAAACGGAGATTATATACAGATCCGTCATATGCATTTATTGCAAAAGCACCTCCATCGCCTCCACTGTAACTTGCATTAATTGTAAATTTTGAAATAGGGGCTTGGTATGTATTGGTTGTAGGTAGACCAATATTCATATTTCCAGAATTGACCAGATTTCCACCCAATGATACATTTGAATCAATACGAACCGATGAAAAATCACCTCCATAATTAATTGCCAATGTATTTGATGTATCATGAACAAGTGCTCTTCCTCCTGTCCCTCTAAAACTAGCCTTGATATTAAAATCAGCCCCATTCATTTCAAAATTTCCATTTACTGCCAAAGTTCCATTTACATATCCTGTTCCATTTACATATAACTTATATGATCCTGGACTTGTTGTTCCAATTCCTACATTCCCATTTGTTTTTATTACCATTTTGGAATGTGTGATCGTTGCAGTCTGTGTATATGAATTTGTTCCATCACCTGTTGCATGATTCAAACAAAAATGTAAATCTGCAGTGCTCCATCCCGTTCCCGATCCATTTCCATTTGCAATAATTGCCACTTTATAGGCAGAATTTGATCCATCAATTGTTGACGGCACATTTGGCGTTCCCAAATATAATATAGCTTTATCCGATTCACTGCCTGCACAAACAGCTAACGAAGCTGATCCACCTGATTTCATAACTGTCATTGTGGCTTGTTTATACAACGGACTATCCGCTATAATAGCATCACCATATACGTGGAGTTTAGCAGAAATAGTTGTTGTCCCCATCCCCACATTCCCTTTGAACCATGCATTACCCGTTCCACCTCGAACAGAAAAGAGATTGACCCATCCATCACTAATTATGCCCCATTCCGCACCTCCACTAATATGATTTCCCCACATGTAATTCGTCGGTGCTAATACCCCTCTTGCAGTTGAAACAGCACCCATACCCATGTTAAAAGAGGCTGTATTTTGATTGAAAGACACTGTATAAATATTTCCATCATCTACACCTCTTTCTATATTGAGGGATCCCATATAGGGATCTACATTGTTTGTAATATCAAGGGTTCTTAGTGGATTTGTCGTTCCAATTCCTAGCTTGCCCCCAGATAGACGCATTCGTTCAGTGATTCCTTCATACCATTTATGCAATTTATTTTGAGGGACACCATACCATAATGTATTATTATCCATGCCAAATCCATATGGAGTGGTAGTTGCATCGCCAGGCCATAAAATAAGACGCGTTCCATTTGATCCATTTACTCCAGTTGAAGGTGGTGATGTGGATCCATCATCAATCTTTGTTTTACCCACAACATATAATTTTGTATCGACCGATGTCGTTCCAATTCCCAGAGATCCACTCAAATGATTTGAATAAGTTACCTCTTTTGTTATGTCATTGTAGGTCATTATATTTGCGGAAGTTGCATAGCGAACGGGTGAAATATAGGTGGAATTGTCCTGTAATGTATTTACCGCAATTCCAGTTGCATTTAAAACGATTGTGCTCTGATGCTGATTACTGTGTCCCGCATTGGCACCAATGGCAATGGATCGAGCTCCTTGATTATGACGACCCGCATGGGCTCCTATTGCAATTGCTTGAGGTTTCTGTAAGGTAGATGCGGCAAATGGCCCTAATGATATTCCACTAGGTGCTCCAAAGCGAAATGACATCTTCTATTTATAATACACTAATTATAAATACAAGATATTTATTCACATCATGTCAAGTATGTCGGAATTCTTATAGAAAGGCGGTCAAGATCCATCGATCCTGATTTGGATTTCCTCCCACTGTTAGACCTGTTACATACAAAAAGGTCATTGTCTGATTTGGACCAAGCGTTCGTGATGATGTTTGTAGTATCAAGCGATTAGATGCAGTCGAGTTTGTATTTTCATCTTGAAACGTATGTGTTTGTTGGGTATTGTTTACAAGAATCATTTGACGACCTGCCACTCCTCCTGCAAAACCTGTCACATTGTATCCAGAAGAAGCATTCGATAGTTTGAAGAAGGAATAATTGCCCAATACATAATTATTAAGTGATCCTGCTGAAACATTCGTATCCATATTAATCGTTGGTCCTTCCGTAAAGGTAATTACATTGGGAACTGGACCCTGCGGACCCGTTGGACCTGTTCCGTTTGAACCTGTTGAACCTGTCGAACCTGGTGTTCCAGCGGTGAGAAGCGTGATAACAATGTTAGATGATGTTTGAAGGGTTGAACCATCCGCAGAATTCTGATTATAGACTCGGAATGACTTATTTACACCCAATAAAAAGATGGCCTTGTTTGTAAAAACGTATGAATTATACTGTGTAAGACCATATTCCACTCCATCCACATCTACATACGTCGCGGCTGGCATAGATGCATCCCATACCAAACTATACACTACCTCGATCGGCAATGCAGTTAGCGTCATATTTGTATAGGCGCCCGTTATGGATGAATAGGATAACCCCGTTGTTCCTGTTGAATTACTTAATATCGTATTTCCCCAATAAATGACCGTATTTGTTGTATCTGGAAAGAGCTGTGCTGTTGTGGGCGTTTGTGTAAAAAGAGCACTTTGTCCCACTGGACCCGTCGGACCTGTTGAACCCGATGGACCCGTTCCCAACGGACCCGTTGTTCCAGTTGTTCCAGTTGCGGCCGTTGGACCTGTCGTTCCTGTTGGACCTGATGTTCCCGTTGGACCTGTTGTGCCTGTTGCGGCTGTTGGACCCGTCGTTCCCGTTGGACCAGATGTGCCTGTTATGCCAGTTGGTCCAGTTGCAGCGGTTGGACCTGTCGTGCCCGTTGGACCCGATGTGCCTGTTATTCCAGTTGGACCAGTTGCGGCTGTTGGACCTGTCGTTCCTGTTGGACCCGATGTTCCCGTTGGACCTGTTGTGCCAGTTGCAGCGGTTGGACCGGTTGTTCCTGTTTCTCCAGTTGGACCAGTCGTTCCTGTTATACCTGTTGGACCAGTCGTTCCTGTTTCACCTGTTGGCCCTGATGTTCCTGTTGGACCTGTTGTGCCAGTTGTTCCAGATGATCCAGTTGTTCCTGTTTCTCCAGTTGGGCCAGTTGTGCCAGTTGGACCAGTTGTTCCAGTCGGGCCTGATGTTCCTGTTTCTCCAGTCGGACCTGTTTGTCCAGTTGTTCCAGTCATACCTGTTTGACCCGTTATTCCAGTCGGACCTGTTATTCCTGTGATTCCAGTCGGACCCGTTGTTCCTGTTGTGCCTGTTTCACCAGTTGGACCCGTTGTGCCCGTCGGGCCTGTTGTTCCTGTTGTGCCCGTTGTTCCTGTTTCACCTGTTGGTCCAGTCGTTCCAGTTGCAGCAGTTGGTCCAGTCGTTCCCGTTGTGCCTGTTTCTCCTGTTGGACCCGTTGTTCCCGTTGCGGCAGTTGGTCCCGTTGTTCCCGTTGTTCCTGTTGGACCTGATGGACCAGTTGTTCCAGTTGCTGCAGTAGGTCCAGTTGTGCCCGTTGGACCCGATGTTCCAGTAATTCCTGTTGTTCCTGTTGATCCAGAACCTCCTGTTGGACCAGTAGTAATTGTTCCCGTTGGACCAGTTAAACCTGTAGGTCCAGATGTTCCTGTTGGACCAGTTTGGCCCGTTATTCCAGTTGGACCCGTTGTGCCAGTTGATCCAGATGGACCTGTTCCAATTGCACCTGTTTGACCCGTTTGTCCAGTTGGACCCTCTGCACCATCAACCAATGCAATTGTCAATTCACAATTATTCAAAAGAGATACATTTACATTTGCATAACCACCTACTGAAAAGTATTCCGTTGTATTAATATATCCTGTCCAGTGAATGGATTGTTGGGTAAATACTCGATTGGAAGCTAATAATTGATTAATTGCACTCGGTTGCAAATCATTTCCATTTGCTGAATTCTTTGAAATAAAGATCTCGACATCTCCTGATGAGGGAGAAGCTCCTAGTGAGAACGTAACTGTATAAATACCTCGACGCTGCACTTGGAATCTAGGCAATGTATTAATCGTAACTAGATTATTTAATGACTGAGAACCGAGAGACCATGATGACCCTACATAGAAGTAAGATCCACCTGAAATAGTGGATGGTTGTATGCTTCCTGCTGAATCATACGTGGTTGGCAATCCAGCATACTGCAAATAGGATAAAATACTAGTGTATCGTGGACCAGTTGTTCCTGTAGTTCCCGTCGCCGCAGTAGGTCCAGTTGTTCCCGTTGGCCCTGATGTGCCTGTTGGACCCGTCGTTCCCGTCGCCGCAGTAGGTCCTGTCGTTCCTGTTGGACCCGATGTGCCAGTGGGACCAGTCGTTCCCGTTGCTGCTGTTGGGCCAGTTGTTCCCGTTGGACCAGATGTGCCTGTTGGACCAGTTGTTCCTGTTGCAGCAGTAGGTCCTGTTGTTCCTGTTGGACCAGATGTGCCAGTTGGACCTGTTGTGCCCGTTATTCCAGTGGGTCCAGTCTGTCCAGTTATACCAGTGGGTCCAGTTGTTCCAGTCGGACCCGTTGTTCCAGTTGTTCCAGTGGGTCCAGTCTGTCCAGTTATACCAGTGGGTCCAGTTGTTCCAGTTGTTCCCGTTGTTCCTGTCTCACCAGTTGGACCAGTTGGACCTGTTTCACCCTTTTCAAGAAACATGATTTGACGAACCGTAAAAATAGCGGATGGAACATTTGGATTAATAATATTGGCGGGACTAGCTTGGAACTGTGCATTTGGACCTGTGCTATATGCCATCACTTCAACATAATCGTCTGGCTCCAAATGAGTAATAGTGCTCATATTCAAAACGATGTATTCATTTGGATCTTTTAGGGATTGAATAAAAGCAGAATGGGGAAGATCAACACCATTTTTACGAAACCAAATTGTAACAGTTTCTTCCAAGAAATCATAAATAACAAGTTCACCTGTAAAGCGAAGATCATATTCACCAGGGTGTTGAGCCACAATTCGTGATGCAGGCGCACCTTGAAAGAATCCACGGGCACCTTGATTTGTATTGAAAGTTAGGGCGCGGGTAGAAGTAAAATCAGTCTGTGTGGTTGTATCTGATAAGATAATATAATAGGCCAGATAACCACCTACACCTTGAGGACCCATTAGACCGGTTGCACCTGTCGATCCTGTTCCTAATGGACCCGTTTGACCTGTCTGGCCTCTAGTTCCCGATGGACCCGTTTGACCTGTGGGACCTGTTCCTAATGGACCCGTTGCACCTGTTTGGCCGCTTGGACCTGTATGACCCGTTGTGCCACTTGGACCCGTCTGACCCGTTGTGCCACTTGGACCCGTCTGACCACTGGGACCTGTCTGGCCCGTTGTGCCACTTGGACCCGTTTGGCCTGTTGTTCCACTGGGTCCGCTTGGACCCGTTTGTCCTGTTGTTCCACTAGGACCTGTTTGGCCTGTTACACCAGTAGAACCCGTTTGTCCTGTTGTTCCACTAGGACCCGTTTGACCTGTTGTTCCACTAGGACCTGTCTGACCAGTTGTTCCACTAGCACCTGTTTGGCCAGTAGGACCTGTTTGGCCAGTTGAGCCACTAGGACCTGTTTGACCTGTTTGACCGCTAGGACCCGTTTGGCCAGTAGGACCTGTTTGACCAGTAGGACCTGTTTGACCTGTTGAACCAGTTTGACCTGTTGAACCAGTTTGACCAGTCGGACCTGATTGACCAGTTGGACCTGTTTGACCACTAGGACCTGTTGTGCCAGTTGTGCCAGATGCACCTGTTTGACCACTATGGCCTGTTATGCCTGTTGGACCTGTTTGACCCGTTGTTCCACTAGGACCTGTTGTTCCACTAGGACCCGTTGCACCTGTTGAACCAGTTCCTAATGGACCCGTAGAACCTGTTGAGCCTGATGGACCACTGGGACCTGTTTGGCCAGTTGAGCCTGATTGACCTGTTGGACCTGTTTGGCCAGTTGGGCCAGTTTGACCTGTTGGACCAGTTTGACCCGTTGAACCCGTTTGACCTGTTGTTCCACTAGGACCTGTTGAACCTGTTTGACCACTAGGACCCGTCAAGCCTGTTGTTCCACTAGGACCTGTTGAACCTGTTTGGCCGCTAGGACCCGTTAGACCCGTTGAACCTGTTTGACCTGTTGTTCCACTAGGACCCGTTGAACCAGTCGATCCAGTTCCTAACGGACCCGTTGAACCGGTTGAGCCTGTTATACCAGTAGGGCCCGTTTGGCCAGTTGAGCCTGTTTGGCCACTCGGACCGGTTTGGCCAGTTGCACCTGTTTGACCAGTTGGACCTGTTTGGCCACTCGGACCTGTTTGGCCAGTTTGACCTGTTTGGCCAGTTGAACCAGTTTGGCCACTCGGACCGGTTTGGCCAGTTTGACCTGTTTGGCCAGTTGGACCCGTTGAACCAGTAGAACCTGTTCCTAATGGACCAGTAGAGCCTGTTGAGCCTGATGGACCACTGTGACCCGTTTGACCAGTGGGACCCGTTTGACCACTAGGACCTGTTTGACCAGTAGAACCTGTATGCCCGCTAGGGCCTGTTTGTCCTGTTATACCAGTTGGTCCTGTTTGACCTGATGAACCTGTTTGACCAGTAGGACCTGTTTGACCACTAGGACCTGTTTGTCCAGTTGGACCTGTTTGACCACTTGGACCTGTTAGACCTGTTATACCAGTAGAACCCGTTTGGCCAGTAGGACCAGTTTGGCCACTAGGACCTGTTCTTCCTGTAGAGCCTGTTACACCAGTGGGACCAGTCGGACCTGTTTGGCCAGTTGGACCAGTTCTTCCTGTAGAGCCTGTTTGGCCAGTTGGACCCGATTGGCCAGTGGGACCAGTTCTTCCTGTTGAGCCCGTTACACCAGTAGAACCAGTTTGGCCGCTAGGGCCTGTTTGACCAGTTGTGCCACTAGGGCCTGTTTGGCCAGTGGTGCCTGTTTGCCCAGTAGGGCCCGATTGTCCTGTTATACCAGTGGGACCCGTTTGACCAGTAGAACCAGTTTGGCCAGTTGGACCACTAGGGCCCGTTGGGCCCGTTTGGCCAGTAGGACCTGTAGAACCTGTCGATCCTGATGAGCCAGATGGACCAGTAGTTCCAGTATCACCAGATGGACCCGTTCCCAATGGTCCAGTGTATCCAGTTACACCTGTTGATCCAGTATCTCCACTGGGACCGGTTCCTAATGGTCCAGTATATCCAGTATAGCCTGTTACGCCAGTAACACCAGTGATACCAGTTGCACCAGTGGCCATAGAAATGAGGGGGTAGAGTGGGAGCGGTTGAGCTTGTGGACATGCTGCATGTGGATGGCACCCCTGTGAAGGGTATGATCCATATCCGGATGGATAGGCTGGAGATGGTGCATATCCATATTGATTATAGTATGACATACTAAATCTTCTAATTAAAATGATTATAAAAAATACCCTATTTCTTTACACTGAGTAGTGTATCAAAATAGGGTAAATGAGTTGTGTTATAAATTGAAGCCAGTCTCTTTATCTAGATAGCTTGGGTATGCAGTTCAAATGAGCATGTTATTCTTTCTCATTTGAATTGATTGTAATGTATTATTAATTCTTTTTATAGTAGAAAATAAGAGCAAGAAAGAGCAATAAAGAGCAAGAACAAGAACAAAAAATATGAATTTATTATTACTTATTAATTATTAATATACTAAATTTAGGCAGAAGCTGGCTTCTTCTTCTCTGGCAGAACATACAGCTTGTAGAGGTAAGTCTGGATGTTGCGGTAAGTCACAGTCTCGCCATCCTTGACACCCAGAACCTTACGCATGGCGGCATCGGGATGAATGGTGTGACCCTTCTCAGTGTCCTTCAGCTTGTGCTGGTTAACATAGGCTGAGAAGGCGCGAGTGACATCCGCTGGGATCATCTGCGAACCCTTTGGCTTGCCCAGAAACGCGCACAGCTCATCCTTCAGAGTCACTGGAGTAGTGAAGATGGTTGGGCGCTTCTCCTTGACAGTGCCATCATCCTCCTTCTTTGAGCGACGACGACGACGACCAGCCTCCTTGATCTCCTTGGCAACACGCTTCTGGAGCTTCTGCAGATTCTTAATCGCAGCAACCGCCTGATCACGCAGATTCTGGTGCAGCTTGACCAGCTCGCTGATCTCCTGATCCACTGAACGAACCTCAGCAGCCTCGGCTGGAACCTCGGCCGAGGAAGCAACTGGGGCAGCAGCGACTGGAGCAGCGGCAACGGCCTCTACCACAGCAGCCTTCGAGGCTTTCTTTGAAGAAGCGGCAGCTGGGGCTGGAGCAGCGGCGGCGGCCACGACAACTGGAGCAGCAGCAGCTGAAGCGGAGGCAGCTGGGGCATCGGTCTTCTTTGAAACGCGCTTGGCGGCAGATGAAGCAGTAGCAGCGGCGGCTGAGTTATTGGAGGTGTTCTTGCTCATTGTACTAAGACCGGTGGAAGTATTTGACATCTTTAAACGCACTATGCCTTATAGAACAGGTATCTTTAAGTCAATTTTATTGAAAATAGGTGGTGCCGGAGGGGGTCTGAAAATTGGATTCGCTTTTTTTTATTGAAATTTCTCGTAATTCACATTAGAAGATGCCGTAGGGTTAGATTTTTTTGAAATCACTGGGCAATTCCAATAATTTATTTTATACGCAGCTAATGATATCGTTAATTGTAATGTAATTATAAGGTGAATTTGTGATGAATATATCAATTTATATCTTATCACGATGTAACATTTTATTACTTTTGATTATTAAATGAAAAGTAATGAAATATTAGAATGCATCTTGTAAGTCTCATTAGAAATTTGATATTTATAAAAAATTGACTGGTCTAAAAAATAAAATTGATTATAGAAAAAAGCCAACATAAAGCCAGATCGTCAATCAAACGTATCCCCCACCAAGCTAACGAACTTACCTGAAATGTCGTCCATTGTCTGCTCATCGAACTTTAACGCCAAGAACATCAATGTCTCTGCTCCTCGTCAACTGGCGAGTGGTGCGAAACAGGCTTACCTGAATTACGCAGGTGAGCGTCTCATGATGCAAACTGCGCTGTCTATGACGGCCCCGTTTGGTCTGAATGTGGCGGACAAGTTTGGCCCACCTGAGTATTCAGTTGATTTGTCTTTCCGCGGTGTGGATCAGCGTCCTGAACTCAAGGAGTTTATGGATGCCTTGTCCCAACTGGATGAGACACTGATTAACGAGGGTGTCAAGAATTCTCGTGCTTGGTTTAAGGCGGATCTGGGTCGCGAAGTCATCAAGGCTTTCTACACTCCATCACTGAAATACAGCAAGGACAAGGAGGGCAATGTTCTGCCCTACCCTCCTACTATCAAACTGAAGTTGCGTAAATATGACAATCAATTTGAGACCAAGTTCTATGATGTGAATGGCAAGCCCTACCGCGATGTTCCGATTGAGGAGTTGCTCGTCAAGGGTGTTCAAGTCACTGCCATCATGGAATGCTCTGGTGTATGGTTTGCTGGTTCCAAGTTCGGTCTGACGTGGCGTGCCAAGCAAATTGCCATTCACAAACTGCCTGAGAAGATGAGCGACTTTGCCTTTCGTGGCCTTGGATCTTCCTCGTCTTCGTCTTCGTCTTCTTCATCTGCTTCAGTAGAGGATGAGTCTAACCAGAAGGAGGATAGCGAGCAAGTAGATGATGATGCGGCCTTCTCATCTGCTTCTTCCTCCTCTACTCGCAATGTTCCATCCGTTGTAGCTGCTCTCATGCCTCAGGCTGCTCCTGCTCCTGCTGCTCAAGCAGATGAGCCATCTGAATCAGTGTCTGACGATCAAGGCGATGACTTGGAGCCCGCTCCCGCACCTCGTCGCACTGTCATCAAGAAGAAAGTCATTCCCGCTAAGAAGTAAATCCATCTACTGATAACTAACTAACTCATTCTCAATTCAAAAAAAATAAATTAAAAAGTATTTATTTTTTTTGCAAAATCGGATCTTTATTTTGTTACAAACTGAACACCTTTGCAGTTTGCAATCGTCATAACAGGCATAGGGACACCTACATTTCTTGTCATTCTCTCTAGTTCTAATACAGATTCAGGTATCATCTCTGGCTCACGGCGATAATAATCCCTATATCTAGATTCTACCTGATTATTCAATTGACCTTGTAATGTGCTCTGAATCGTTGATGAATTTCCTAAAATAGTAGACAGACGTTCATCAATTTCCTGCTGTCTTCTTTGCCTTTCCTGTTGAAAACAACTCGTCTGTAAAATGGTCTGTGCAGAGGCCCCTTTACTATTAAAAATAACGGTAGATAGCGATGAGATAGTAGATAATGTGGATATCGTAATACATTCTGGTTGCGTGCTCTGAGGACAACAAGTGGGTGCAATTGGATGACGATGATACGAATAACAAAAACGATTTTTCATGTTAGGTATCGATTTGATTCTTCTTTTATATCTCTTTTTATTCTTCATCATCTGAATCTGGAACATCTGTCACCAATGAATCCGTGTATGGATCATAGCGACCTACATATTGACCAATCGTCTTCTCTTTGATTCGTCGATATAACTTATTTTTTGCTGAATCCTTAAAATACACAGTCCCGTCCAAGATAAAGATCGAAAGTGTGACCTCTTCTGTCTCATAATCTTGAATATCATGCTCTTCCATTGTTTCCTCTTTGTGTGTCGGAATACACGCATCTTTATGAACAACAGGCTCAGAATGGACCAATTTCTCGTAAGGAGATGCAGTCTTCTTTTTAGCTGCTACTCTTTTTTTTGGCTCTTTTGGCTCTTTTGGTTCTTCCGTTGAATCCTTCTTTTTCCTTCCACGCTTTGGCTTCTCCTCCTTTTTCTCGTCCTCTTCTTGTTGTTCTTGTTTCTCCTGTTGCTCCTGTTGCTCTTGTTCCTCTTGTTGAGGCTGAAACAATGTCAAAATGGGAAGCGATGTGGATGGTGGATAAGTAGAAGACTCGATGGGAACAGGTGCCATAGGTGATAACTTTTTAGCAACTGGACGACGAATTCGTTTCACTTTTGGAGGATCAGACACTTGAGGCACATCCGTTGAAATTGTCAACTCTTTAACGGGAGTATCACTTACAGTGGGTGTAGTAGCAATAGGAGCAACAATAGCAGGTGTGGATGGAGTGTTCGGATTTTTACGAGGTCTCGGCATCTTCTTAGGAAGAATTGGCGTTTCCACTTTAGATAGATCCACACGTGCCTCTTTTTGCAGTCGCATCGCATATGTCACACAACTTTGTAGTGGTTCTCCCCATTTTTTCACACCCTCTTCATACCATGACCCTCCAAACATGTGCGAATGAGATGGAATCGGTTCATAAATCTTACCATGCGGATAATGACGGGAATCTTGATGTTTTGATCGATTTTGAATAATGCAACTACTACACATCGGCTTGCCTTCGATCGCTTTATTCGGACAACGGAACTCCAAATAGAATTTATGAATCCCATCTCCAAAATTCTGGACATGGGATTTATAAGTAATTCGATGAAAACATCGCTTATCCTCCAAAGAATACGGATTGCTCATTTTGGTATGTGCTCTGTCTTTTTATAGGCTTGATTCCCTCATCAATTTTTAAGGACATAAACCAAATTCATAAATAGTTTTCAAACAAACATGCCGAATCCACAGCAAAAGCGATCCGATGTTTATTCCAAACATATACCCTTGTCCATTCCATGGTCTCGACATATCGAATATACCTTTCCAAATAAAAATGTAATTACATCCACGGATACAACTCAATCCTATCGTTTTCCTTCCCGCCGAAACACATTCTGGTTCAATTTCCGTTTTATCTCCTATTCACAAAATGGTATTCTCACTACCAAGCCTCTACCCGTTCAAATCAATCTAATTACGGCAGATGGACGAACGTATTCTATTGTCTCTACACGTCATTATTATCCCAATCGTTGGTATTCCACTTACTGGCCCATTCCCGCTATTTATACAGCGGAAGACACGGGAATCTATCTTGATATTCAGACCTCCTCGGATTCAAGTATTCGAGTCGAACTTCAAGGATTTGAATATGCACATCCACTTTCCCGCCACTATGTCCTAATCGATGAAAATGATCGCCAACGATTTCTCTTTAAAGATGATGAACCTATTCGCAGAGGACGAGTCGAGTCAGGATCGATTGGGTCCATCCATGAAATTGAAGAAGAAGACGTCATACATACACAAGGCCTGAAAGACGTTGAAGGAGTTCCATTATTTCCGATGACTCGCCAAGAAACGGTATGGTCGATTGATACATAAACATTATCATCTGATAGTAAAGTATTCACCATGGCATCCCTACGAGGTAACGGTGTGGATGGCAAGGATTATTTTCGTCCACGAGGTGATATTACCACCGTGCTGGACTTGACCGATCGCGACTCACAAGATAATACCTATTTTCCACTGGATACTAACGGATCGTGGTTTCATCACGAGCGAGTGAAAACGTATCCAACGAGCGTCAGTGTTCAGGAATTTACACAACGTGGTCCTGCTCAATGGGGTGGACGTTTTAGTTTTGAAATCGGATCTCTTCATGCGGGCGACTTGCTTCAATCCGTCGCCCTCCAAATTAAATTGGGTCACTGGTATAATCCCCGTATTTTGTATCAAATCTATCAAGGCGAACTCACTACCGATTTAGCTACAAATGCCGAGCATTTTTGGACCTATTGTAACAGTCTCGGAACAAGCATTATCGAATATGCTGACTTTATCGTCAATGAACAACGTCTCGAAAGAATTACTGGTGAATGGATACGCACCTATCTCTCTCTTAGTGTAGATAGTGGATCTCTCATTGGAATTTCAACAGATAGCATTGGAGCAACACCTGTTCAGCGCATGAATACAACGGATGTATTACAAACCGCATTTCATCCAAGAAGACCCTATCCCGTCGAAGATGGGACATATTATTGTATTTTGCCTTTTTTCTTTGTTAGGACACGTTTGCAAGAAACTTTTCCATTGCTATCCTGCAATGAAGGCAGTGTCCGAATTGATATTAAATTACGATCTTTTGAAGATATGGTTCGCAAATTTGTAGGATATCGCTCGAATTCTAACGACTCTCCGTTGGGGAAGATTGTTCCATTTACAACGACGACGATGCCATCGAGTATTGTAGAGGCAGCCACTGCAGAATGTGCACCTGATTTTAGGGATTTTCGTATTATTACTTCGTCTGTTTTATTGAGTGATAGCTTACGTAAGATGTTTCTACAACGTCCATTTGAACAAATGATGAAGTTTGTTCAGATCTTTTCCTTTGAAGAACCCTTGAAATATCTGGTAAGTAAAGCGAATGCGACGGCCGACCGTGTCGATATCCAATTACCTTTGGAGTTGAATCATCCCGTGACAGAATTAATTTGGGTATTTCGCAGAAAGGGTGTTCGTATCAATAATGAGTGGGCTAATTTTACAGTTGCACTGGAACGAGAAAGTTCACCCTCTAAAATGTATCCAGCATGGTTGGATCACGCTACGATTCGCCTAAATGGTCAGGAACTTATTTCTGCAGAAGGTGATTGGTTCCGAGAACATATTGCATCTGTTCATAAAAGTGGTATTGTGTCCTATCGTGCAAATGTATATGGTTATTCTTTTGCTCGTGAACCTGAAAAGCATGGCCCAAGTGGAACTGGCAATATGAGTCGAACAACTTCTGTCACTCTTACACTACGTGTCCGAACGCCCATTTCTACCCCATTACCATTACATTCCCAGTTTGATCCTGAAGTAGTTGATGGCTGGGAAGTATTTGTCTTTGCTGTTCATTATAATTGGCTGCGGTTTCAGAATGGATTGTGCTCACGGCTTTTCACTGATTAGGAGGCATGCTGCCCCCTAGACCCCCTGCTTTTATTTGATCTTCTATTACCCTTTCCTCTTAATTATATAGTGTAAATTGGTTACTGTCTCGTCTCATTTTAAACGGATCCTTTCCATAACTAGAATAGTAAATTATGAAATTGACTATTCTACTTAGTTCAATGATCTTATCCTATCTACTTCCCATTGGTTGTGTAGGTTATTATTATGATCCTGAAAAGAATGATAGTATTTCTAGCATTCTGAATATGCCAGAATGTCAAATGACTATTTTGACAGGAATGGTCGCGATGGGTTGTTTTACATTATGGTATGAATGGGAACGTGGATCGATTCCTTCGTTTATTACTATTGTATTTGTATTAATTGGAATTTACGGTGTAATCCTTATCAAAGAAGATACAATCATTCATTATTTATTTGGCGGATTGATCTTCTTTGGAATGATTGTTTTTATGGGAATTCATTATCATATCTTTCCAAATAAAATAATTGTTGGTGGAATATTTACCGTCCATTCTATTTGTAGTTTGGTATTAATTGCTCAATGTATTATGAATTGTGATATCTTTCTATGTGAAGTAGCACTCGTTCTTAATTTTGCAGTCTATTATTTGTATCTCCATTATTTGACCGTTTCTTCTGATAAAAAGGATGAATCAGAAAAGGATGGATCAGATAATCAAGTTTGTTCGGATGTCAATCGATCCAGCGTCTCTTGAATATTGAGAACAATTGTATCATTGTGATCTGCAAAATACCATTCAATATTATCACGCTCTGCACATGATTCAATTACGGACCAAACATTAGTCTCCCATGTTAATTTATACATCGGTTGAGTGCAAAAATCTCTCAAGACGCATTCCGAATGTTTATAAAAACGCTCCACATGATGTCTCGGCATCACAAAGAATCCTCCACAGAATCTCCAATGAATTTGATCAACATACATCGGTCGACCATACGACCAACATCCTGGAAAAGTGGCCTTCTTGAATCGGGTCTCATTCACTTTTCCTATTTTATTTAAAAATCGCTCCTGATTCTTCACAATCTTTAAAATACCATAATCAATCCAAATAAGTGTCTCATCCGTTGTATGCTCCAAAGCACGATAAATAAATTCCATCTTTGTATTCATCAAGCCATAAAACTCCTTCGTATCCTTTTGAGGCGTCCGATGGGAAGGAAGATCTCTCTCATATGACATCGCTTGCTGATACAACTTGAATTCATTGAGAGGAATACCTATCACTTTTACCGTAGAGGGAAAGATGCGAAATTTGGATACCAAAGATGGATCAGTAAAAAGAATAATAGGCAACCCACTTATTCCCAAATCATAAAACAGATATAAATATTCAAAGAAACGTTCGGGCTTTCCATAAATATCATAATAACAAGTTACCAACATTTATAAAAGAGGGTGACTTCTAATCTATCTTTTCAATGTGAGAATGCAGAATGAAACACATCAGTATAAAATAAGATCGTCAGTTAGCAGGAAGTGAATTATCTTTCAGATGGTAGCCAGTTTATTAAAAGTATTGTGCTCGGGTATACAAGATGAACGACTCTTTTTCCGTCCCACATTACATCCCTTTCACAAAGTATGGAATAAGTCTGGTCGTTTTACCACTCAATGGGTTAGACTAGATTTCGATAATGTTCCCACCTTTGGACAAACGGGCTTCTTTCGTATTACTCGTAAAGGTCATCTTGTTACCCGTCTTTATTTAGTTGCGGAAATGCCCGATATTTATTCTACTCAACGAGCCGCCAAGGCAGCAAATGGCGGGTTAGTTGCCTATCCACGATTTGGTTGGACGAACTCTCTCGGTCATGCATTGATCCAGCAATTGACGATGGATATTGCTGCATCCCGTGTGGAGACACTGGATGGACAGTTGATGGAACTCTTAGATGAATTCTATACACCTATGGAAAAAATGAGTGTTGTAAATGATGGAATTAAACGACGGGATTCTGGATTTACTGAGCAAACATTTGGATGGCCCCCTACAGATAGTCCTGTTGGATTCAAAGAAAAAGTCGTTGTCCCTCTTCCCTTCTGGTTCTCACGAGGAGATATGGGATGTGCGCTACCCATCGATGCAATGGGGGCAGATGAAGTCCGTTGTGGCGTGACCTTTCGTAATCTTAATGGTCTATACTATACAAATACACACATTCCTGTTGGAGCGGATGGGGTGGATGGAGCAGGATTGTGGCCCTTACTAGGTAGTTCTTTTTATTCATCCGATCCGAGTGCGAATCCCAATCAAACTGGATTAATTGGAGTGAATGGGCCTGTTAAAATGCCTTTGAATCTACAATTAGGAGACTGCTACATCATGGCAGAATATGTCTACTTGGATCAAAATGAAGCGAACCGTTTTCGTCTGGCTGATTTGGAAGTGCCAGTGGTTCAACATTATCGTATGAATCCATTTGATAGTCGTGGATTATTAAATGCTCGAATTCCATTAGATATTCCTAATCCGACTCGTGGTATTCTCTTTTATTGTCAGCCTCGTGACGCGGTCCATTATAATGCGCACTTTTTAGCTACCCGTGATATGACAGGGACAGCAAATACATTACCAAATGGTTCTCAGTATCCTTGGTGGCCCGATGCCGTGGGATTAACAAGGAATGAACCAATGAACTGGATACGTCCTGCATTCTCTTTGTCTGATTCCGAACCTGTTGCTGGTTATGCTTTGGAATATCAGGGTGCGTTGGTTCGTTATCGCACAGAGGGTCCATCTTTATTTCGATCTATTATTCCATCTTTTGAGATGCGGAAAACACCATGGGTTAATCGCTATTATTATTGTCTGCCACTCGCTGTTCAGAATGGCTGGACGCCCTTTTCTCGTCCTCGAGGGGAGGCCAATTTAGACAAAATCACTCGTCGCGAGCTCATTCTCCAATTTCGTCCACGATATGGTAATACATCTGGTTTGAATGTTGGTCGGTTTATTGTTAGAGTGTATGCAGAGACTTATAATGTGTTGCGGGTCTATGGCGGCCGAGCGGGCCTCTTGTTCGCCTACTAAAGATCCAGCTGAGGGGTATTTAAAGGAAAAATTGAAATCTGATGGATGGTTGGAGAGTAGAAAGGGAAGATAACAGTCATGCGTATCGTTAGCTTTAATGTCAATGGGATTCGCTCCATGAGCGGCAAAAATAAAGCGGGTGAAAAAGTGGATCAAGGAGAGATCGGTTTGAGACAACTCGTAATCGAAGAAAAGGTCGATGTTCTTTGCTTACAAGAAATCAAAACACAGTCTGAAGATGATCTGGCATTTCTACGAGAATTATTACCCTATGGAGATGCGTGTTATTGCTCTAGAAAAAAGGGATATTCTGGTGTCGCACTTCTTAGCAGAATACAGCCCGAATGGATCTCCTATGGTTTTGAACTCTTTCATGAGGATCGAATTGGTGTCTACAAGGACTGGGAAGTAGAACAAGAGGGGCGATTAATCTGTGCCATGTTTCCCGATCGTATTCTTGTCACCGTCTATGTTCCCAATGCTCAACCTTCATTGGTTCGTATTGAAGACCGAATGCGATGGGATCAGCTCCTTCGAAAATACGTGAAAGAATTGCGAGTTGAATTCGGATTGCCTGTGGTGATTTGCGGTGATTTCAATGTGGCTCCAGAGGATCGCGATATTCATCGAAAACAACCGAAACAAACACCAGGCACCTCTAAAGAAGAACGCGATGGATTTCAAGGATTTATGGCAGATGGCTGGATAGATGCATATCGCTGTGTCCATCCAGACGGTGCAGGGGATTATACCTATTGGTCTAACTTTCGAAATTCTAGGGAACAAAACAAGGGCTGGAGAATCGATTTATTTATCCTTTCTCCAGATCTCAGAAGGAAGATCGAACGGATTGAAGTCTTGTCGGATTACCGCGGATCCGATCATGGTGCTGTCTTATTAGAATTGGTTGAATAATTAGATATAATCACAAATTACTGCACGATGAGTGAAAGGATTTGACGGATCAGGTTCCAAGCGAAATGGCTTACCACAACCATAAATTAAACCCTGCTCGGCTAATCGATCACATTCCATCTTCGGTGCATGTGGATTTAACTGCTCGCCCGTCTGTTTTATTACTGCGCAACGAAAAATAGCACAATTAATCGCAAGAATCTCTATGATTTGATCACAATGTGGACAATTTACAAATAACATTCTAATCAGTATCCTTTTCTTTTTTTGTGGTTAGAGTCGGCTTCGGTCTTGGACCCAGTTCGATCATTCGCTGTATAATTTGAAGAATTCTCATCTGAATAACAGAACTTTTATGCTCCAAATAATTCATCAATGTCCTTGCAATGGATGAAAATGTATCAAACGATGTTATTGTATCTATAGTGGGTTTCAATGAACGATATACTACCTCTTCTAATGAGTCTCGTTTATGAGATTCCAAATCTTCTACAATTTGTTCCGTATAATGCGAAAGGGCGAATAATAGATTTGAATGTAACATGCTTTCTCCCATTTGTTTATTTATAGTCATCGTTTTACTTTTAGTTTAATTTCAGCGATCCGATTATTGTATTTTGGCAAATCTACTTCTGCGACTCTGCCATATTCTTCCATTTCGATCTTACCTTCGAATGCATCTCCTGATGTAACCCATTCTGTTATTTTTTGTTTTAACATCAAAAAACTCATGGTATGATCTTTAATTCCCGCTTCTTTCAACTGTTTTAAAAGATAAATCCCCTCACTGAGACGCTCTCCTTTTTCTTTCTGCTCTTTCGGTTTGCCCATCGTTATCTATTATCGTATCGTATCAGGTCTATTTAAGGTCCCTCTTTTCTCCATTACCACACTCTTTTTGATAATCGGATGATTCTTCATACATCTTCATACTAATATCATCACACCAATTATCAAAATCGTCCATTTGTTCTACAATAAATGCTTTAACAAATTCTAAAACATCAATTAGTCTACATCTTCTAGTTATTTTTATAAATGCATTAATAGAAAATGTTGTATTTTTACTAGCAATCCATAATATATGTTGTATATCTGGTGTAATATATTTATCAAATTCTTTTTTAAATATAGACTCATATCCGTTCCAAATTTCCATATCAGCCTCAAAATTATTCCACATATCATAGTCATCCGTCCAGTTGTCAGTTATACATTTTTGGCAATATGAAATTAAATTTATTGTAACTGCTTGCAGTTTTATATTATATTCTTCAGTATATGACATTATTAATTACGAATTAATAATACTTATTTAGGATATTTTCTAATCCATCCATACCCATCACAATTTGGTCAAGAGCTATATTTCCAATAGGATCATACCTCCAATAAAGTGGAAGAGAATGGACTTTACTTTCATATAAGTATAATTTACTTTGAAAATGCGCATCATATATTTTTAATGTATCATCAATAAATAACTCATAACGACTGGTTAGAATATGAATGGATCTTGATGCATTTGACCGCTTTTTATAAGTTGGAGTATGTGATATGGAACGGAAAACGGATTTTACCAATGTCGGATTAAAATTAATATCATCTTTATCATATCTTATACTTTTACAGGTAAGATCTGCAACAGGTGAAATTAAAATAAGCGGGACTTCAGAAATAACATGCAATGCCAAATATCCTCCCGCTGAATCCGCTATAATTGTTGTAAACATATTACGATCGTGAATCATTTGAAGCACGTGAATGGCACAATAAATAGGATGCTCTGGATACAATGGATAAACTGGAAACCATATCTCAATAAATTGTGATTTTTTATGACATCGTCGATAAATCTCTAAACAAAAAGAACGGAATGTCATATAATCTCCTGAAATAAATCCACCTCCATGAATGTATAATACTTTATTACTGCTCTTTCCAATAATAAAAATGGGAGTATTCTCAATCATAATCATTCGCTCATAAGGATAAAATTCAGGTTGTGAATCGATTAACGCTAGAATGGGAAGACGAAGGATAGATAGGGGCAACCAAGACCATTGAAATGCACGGAAAAATGCCAATATGTTTTCAATGGTTTGTGTTATAAAATAGAGAGAGTGAAAGATCGTATAGATGAACCAAGAATAAACGGCAGAAGGAGTTTGCCGCCATCGGTAGGGCTCCATCAACCGATGAATTAATTTCATGGAGTGTTCAAAGAAATAAGATAGACCAGTCTATATGAACAATCTTATTTCTTGATTTAGGTTGTTAGGTTATTTGGTTTTAATGTTATTAAATCAATACCCATCGGAAATTGCGGAATGGAACATGAACCATACCTGGATCGCAATCATTTTCTGAAAAGACAAATGTAGCAGTATCATTCTTGATATGAAATCCAATACAATATTCAATTGCCGTCTTACGGAAACAGAAGAGAGGAGTGTAACGCTCCACCTTCATCGTCTCTTTATTGAATTGAACCACTGCATGCATATAGTTTCGTGGTGTGCAATACTTGACATGATGAACAACTGCATAGACCTTGTTATTGTATTCTACCAATGGAGAAGATCCGCGAAAATGAGTGAAGATCGTTGGAGTATTTTGAACAGTATGGATTTTCAGTTGTCCATGATAGACATCGTCTGCCTCTTCTGGATGAATCGAACCAATTTGGAGGGGATGCCAGCCAAATAGAAAATTGGGTTGAGAGGAGTTTGCAACTGCAGGGACTGACTTCAAATACGAATTGGGAACATAGATCCAATTCTTTTCACAATCCGACGGACGAGGCGGTTCGAGAATTCTAAGATTTTCTACTCGGGCTTGGTCAATCACATAATCACCATAGACAATAACTACTTTATTTGTTGCTGTAATATTCTTCGAAGAAGCAGTAAATTGCAACTTATTATCATGATAAAAAAGACGGACATCTTCAAGACCCTCGATATTACTCGGATGAGCTTTGAATTCCTCGGTAAGAATCCTTACCTTCTCCGTCGGCTGATAGAACTCGTTCAAGAACAGCAGACCATTCTTTGTCTTCACATGACCGTCTGGTGAACGCATATGATAACAACCTTGTGAGTCAATACTGTAATTTACATAACGAGCATTCAGAATATACCGACGATTCTTATCTGTCTGAGAAAAGGGGACCAAGGAACACGACGATGCTTCATATTCTTCATGAGGGGGAAGAAGGAGTTTCTGATAAGTTCCACCATACACGGAACTATCGAGTGAATTTGCATAGAAAACCATGTTGTCAAATACATTTTGATGATAATGTGGCCAACGATTCACATATTGAATAATTTCCAACTGAGATTCGAGTTTTTCATGAGGGAAGGGACGAACATAACATGCAAGAATGGTATTTTCATATTCAAAGAGTCCTTCATAGACTTGTTTCTCAATAAAGAGAACATCATCTTTTGGATAAGGAATGTGACGACCCTTTTGATAATAGTGATAGGACTTGTAGTGTTGTGATTTTTCACGGAAATAGCGAGTCAAATGATAAAGTGGCTCGGCTCGCTTTGGATGATATTGATAGGCTTTGTTCATCCAGTATTCCATAAGAAGTTCATCACCTTTGTGGTCATAACAGCGTCCAATTTGTAGATGAGCATACCATACTTCTTCGATCCATCCACCAAGTTCGATGCGTTTTTTGAACATTTCAATCGCCTCATCAAATTTACCTAGATCTTTGAGACTTTGACCTAAATAATAATGTGCACGACCATTTTTGGGATCTTCCAAGATTTCCTCTGTCAATAATCGAACATCACGTTCAAACTTGTCCGATTTACAACCGCCATCATTTCGGTCATCAATATGAAATACCTCATAGGGAATCTTTTCGGTTGGATCGCCCGACCAGTATTCATGTGTTGCACCCACGCATTTCCAAGGATGTGAGCACTTCATGAGTCGCATATTGTAGTATTTGAGATGACCATTTTCTTGAATCAAATTGTATCCATTCACTGTTAGTGGATATTGAAAGAAGGCGGGTTGTGGACAAATGACCATATCTGCATCCACTGCAAGAGCATAGGTCAGAGTTGGATCCCATCCCAGTTTCTCACAAAGAGCCTGAGCACACACAAAGGAGAGTGTGCGATTATGACCAAAGTTTTTAAAGGGATTTGTTCGGATCAAGTATGGTTTTTGTGAGATGTCAAGAGTCTCCTTACAGAGTTCAATCGTATTATCGGTTGAGCCCGTATCTAGCACAGCAACTGCATCTACAAATGGCAAGGCATGTTGAAGACACCGTTGAATAATTTTGGACTCATTACGAATCATAAGAAGTAGAATGATCCGATTGTGTTCATGGACATACTTCTCATCTTGTTCGGACAGATGCAGATGTTCTTCTGACAAATCGGCCATGATGTGCAAAGTAGTTTGGTAGTCTAGTGATTTGAATGGTTTAAGTCGAGTTGGATGCAGAATCCTCCCTTATTTCACTACACTTGAATTTAGTAAGGGGGATTTAAAGGAAAAATTGAAGAGCGGATTTTTTATAGTAAATGGTAAGCTTGAACAACGAGATAACATGGCTTCACTTACTTCTTCTCAAATCGTCGATGCAATCCACTCACGCATCCATCCATTCTTCATGGAAACCATTCTGGTGGACCGACATGTAGAAAATCGTTTAAAAGAAATGGTAGATGTCGAAAAGAACTTTAAAGAGGAATTTGGACACTCCCTTTTCATCCAATGCGATATGGAGTGCAATCTTGTCGTTTATGACATTACTTCTCTTGGCATGATCGTCTCCTGCGGATTTGAATCCAAATAAAATGTCGGGACGGACGAATTCGTCGGAGACAAAGACGACGGATGAAAAGGAGGACTCTGATAACTAACAAACGGAGGACGCATTAAATTTGCATAAATATTATAATATAGTATTGGATGTTGAAAAAGAAACTGTTCTATTGCACAAAAATCATAAAACTGCTGCTGAAGAGGAATATCAATTCTCTCATTTTTTACATTATAATAATGATAGAAGTGAGGCACTAAAAAGTTACTTATTTTTTCCAATACGATATTATGAATAGAATAAGGATAATAATAAGAATGATATCGTGGATTAGCAAAGCTGAAAATGATGGATCTTACACTCTGCAATCCATGGAGATGGAGATGGGTTTCCAGCCAATGAATTGAATCCATACGAAATTTGAGTTTTCTACCATCCATTAAAATAGCTGTATAGGCCACAATCTCTGGATACGGCTGAATCTCCATTCCCTCTACTCTTTTCATACAATCTTCTAAAAACATTCTTACTTTTAATCTTCTAGGCATTCTCTTATTCTTTCCCCCCTTTTTTCATATTGTCCTAGGAATACCACAACCATTTATCGGATGACAATAAGGTGCTGGTGGAACATATGAAGGTGTTGGATATCTCTGACCACACGGGTCTAATGGAAAATACAACGGAATGGGCTGAGGTCTGGGATAAGGACATGCTGGAACACGTATAAATGATGGATGGTCATAAATATTGACCTTTTCCGTATAAGAATTACAATATCTTGTTGGATACATTATATATTCTGCTTTGTCCGGATATTATCTTTCATTTTCAATAGAATGTTATGGCTGATTCCCTTTCTACTTTTCCTACTTTTCATACTCTTCCGTTTTGTTAAAACACATCAAGAAACCGTCATCCCTCGTTCCTCCTTCATTCCATGGTGGAATACCGACTCCATAGAGGATACAAAACAGGATGTAGAAGAAGGATTTGCTACCTTAATGGTTAGCGACGAATTTAAACAAAAATATAAATCATTCTCTGATTTTTATAATGGTTTTATGATACGATGGAGAGATGCTCTCGTTACCGCCTATCAACTACAAAAAGAGGCTGGAAAAGCGGACTCAACCATCCCTCCAGATTCTGTCCTCCAAGGACTTGTCACAAAAATGGTTGCCGAACAAGGAAAGCCACTGCCTTCATTAAGTGAACCGCTACTAGGTGTTGCTACATTACAAGATTTGGAAGGTATTAGTGAACGTATTCCAAAAGATTCTCAGCCCTTTTTTAATGCATTGGAATGGATGAATGGACAGTTATTAAAAGCACAAAAAGAGGTTGAAGCTGCTCTACAAGGTCAGGGAATTCCCTCCTTTGAGGGGTTTGAAGGAGGGACATGTTCTGAATTATCCAAATGCTTTAAAGACAATCCTGAACTTGTCCGTCAATTACTCAAAGCACAAGAAGAGGATCAAGCTCAACGTCTCGAAAGATTACAACGAGAGCTTATTAGTCGATTTGAACAATTTCAACAACCACGTATTAAAAATGCGTATGAATTAAATGTGAGATTATCGAAACAAGCCAAGGAAATGCAAGATAAAGCACAATCTGGCGATTGGATTAAAGATGTCAAAATGGGAGGAAAAGAGGAGGGACCCTCTTATTCTGTTCCAGAAGGCGGAAATCAACTCGAAGAACTCCGTAAAAAAGACCCAGCCGCCTATAACTCTCTAAAGAGTCAGAATAAATCCATGTTCTCTCTTAAACAATTATTCGAACAAATCAATGCAAATTTACGTTAATTACTTTAGTTACTTTAATAATATGCGGTTCTTTTCCGTCTTTTGACTGTTTTGCGAGGATTTCTAAGAGATTGCTTCTCATTCAATACCTTTTTAAGATGTGCTTTTCTCTCTGTCATTCGTTTCACTTTGGCACGAATGAGAGATGTTAATGATGTCTGATGACCCGAACAATTGATTGAAATAAAAGGAAAGGGTGAATTATCGGGTCTTGATCGCATTTGATTACTTAGTTCAATCAAATGGTTGGCCAAACAATCCATTGAACCCATGTCCAAGTATTTGGAATTCATAAGACCGAGACTAAAATACAATGTAATCAGCGTATCAATTGATGCAATTCGAAGCGTATGATGTCTACTGTGTCTCATGGGTAACTGAAAATAAGAGTGACAGGCAGTCTGATGAATAATAAATACAATAGGAAGACCGTCTTGATATAAAATGGTAAGTGTTGGTAATAATTCACCCCCACCCTTTTTGGATTCCTTTCTTACTTGATATTTAATGGGACTATTATCCAATCTTTCGAGATTATCACGGATCTCTTTCATATCCGCTTCAGGATCGGGTGAATAAAATAAAATCGGTTTACGCGTATGAACTAGCCATTCGATATTCTTACTTTTTTTACGAAGGGATTGTTGATATACATTCACAAGATCGAGTCCAGCAAATATACGCTGTTTTTGTATACAATAATCCAAAATGGATTGGACCTTTCCTTTTGAAAGATGGGACGATGCAGATGAGAGAGAGCGTCCACAAAATCTGGATACTCGCTTAGAAGAATACGTATTTAATAAGAGCAGTCGTTCATATACTTTTGGCCATCTTTCTACTTCTCCACGCGGTCGACTTAATTCCAAATACATCATCATTCGCAAGGTATTCACATCCATGTAGGAGATGCCATCTAGACGATATTCACGCTTGGAAAGAATACGATATAATATTGGATCAATTGCCGTAATATCTGCAACAGGAACATATTCTACATAGATTTTAACAGTCCCTTCATGCATTCCTTCACGCGCTGAAATTTCAGTAAATCCAGCTCTTTTCAGATCATGAATCAATAAACGAATATCTTGATCAGGGGTTGGACTAAAAAAATCATAATCAGGAACCGTCTTCTCAGGATCATAAAATTTATATTTATCAGGTAAATGTGCATTAATTGCTTGACCTCCATAACAAATACGATGCTTCTTTCTTAAGAAATTCTCAACAACGTCAATTGCTTGTAAAACAGATTCATTGTGGGCAGTATAATAATCAATCTTATCTTGTGCAATTTCTGATGCTTTTTTGATGTGGCGAATTTGATCTTCGAAGGATTTACGTTTTCGATGGTAGGAAAGAATGGATTGGCCTGAAAAACGATCCTCCATGATTCTATCTATCTTATTCGTTTTCTTTTATCGATATTAGACGATCGATCATATGAATCATATAAAGCATACAATATTGGATTAAAAATAAGAATGTATTTGCGAATTGTTGCTTTACCGAACTTTTTCCGTCTATCCACTTCGCACGTCTATCCACCTTTTAAAAATGGAAAATATATGGAAGAATATATTTATGAATATTTGACAAAACATCAAGAACGTATTGAAACAAATTGGGTATATATACCCATTTTTTGGACAAATCTGCAAAATCATCCCGCTTTTTCTGAAATGAAAGCTCGTTATCGGACAGTCTTACAGATTGCTCTCCAGATTTATCCAAAGAATACCCAATTCTTCACATGTGTCCAACACGATGACGGGCCACAACTTCCACTTCCTCCCCAAACTGTCATATTTGGAGCATGCTCTGGAAATCGTATTCTACCATTAATCTATGAAGATACAACGGATCGTCTATTGAATACACCGCGTATTCCGTGGAAAGATAAAGATCTGTTGGCTTCATTTGTTGGAACACTATCCACTCATTCCGTTCGTCAGTTAATGCACGATCGATTAAATGGCAAAAAAGATATAGTATTCCATTCCCGTGGTGTATGGTCCGTTGCAGTAAAGGGGGATGATGCAGAGCAGTTCATTGCGATTACAAATCGCTCTCGATTCTGTTTGGCACCGCGTGGATATGGTCGTAGTTCTTTCCGATTCTTTGAGGCAATGTTAATGGATGTTGTCCCCGTTTATGTATGGGATGATTCTGAGTGGTTGCCTTATAAAGAGGAATTGGATTATTCGAAGTTTTCTGTTTCTATATCTTCAAAGGACTTGCCTTATTTGTATGAGATATTGTCGGTTATCACAGAGGAAGAGTATGAAAAAATGATAGAAGAGATTCGTCGTGTTCGGTCGTATTTTACCTTAGAAGGAATGTGTCAATGGTTAGAGAAACAGCTTGTTCTATAATTATTTAGTGCTCATAGAGTAGATTTCAATGTATTTGGGATTATCCTCTGATTTTGCAAGGAGAAAGAGACGTGAGCGTCGTCTGACAATAAAGTTCCATCGTGTCTGTGTGGTTTCATCCAGATACGATTGAGTCGCTGAAGGCGAATGCTGTAAACGGATCATGAGTGAAGAGGGATCCGTATGATTCTCCTGTAACAATTCGAGAGCGCGGCGGGTATGATTCAGATGAGACATTCTTGACTTCCACTTATCTTTTCTGTTTCTAATTCGATTTCAATTTTTCTTTTTAAGTTCTCGGTAATAAATGTATCATTCTATCAGGAGAAATTAAATACTTGGAGCAAGTAGTTTGCCACCACGAGCATTCATTGATGGATTGGGTTCGCCTGGTGTTACAACAGGTGGTTTGCGGTAACGAAGAGGGGCAGGCTTATAACGAAATCCATGACGCTTGAACTGATTCTCTTCAAATAAATACTTATTTGTCTTATCAAATATAATCGTAGGAATACAGTGAATACCATACGTAGTTGTCACTTTGTCATATACTTCTTTAGTCGGTATCTCAATTGGATTCTGTGGAAGAGCAATTGTCCAACGTAATGTGGTTTCCCCTTGAACGGACTCTTTGCGATCATCAGGAATGCTCATAAAATCCTCGACCGTCTGAAGCACACCAAACATAGAACCTGTTGCATTCTCTGTTATACCTAACTTGGTTTGTGTTGCATACAAACGTAGATTTGTTAGAAAATCCAAATCTTCCATTGCGGAATATGTCTTTACTTCTGCAAATCCATCCGTATTTGCATTATTAAAGATGAGGACTTTGCCCTTGTAATCCAATATCTTCTTTGTCAATAATTTACCCTCCTGTTGATGACGGTAAAATTTACCACCTTCTAATTCGTCTAATACCAAACGGTTACGAAATGGTTCCAGCGCCCTTGCCACATTCGAATAATAATCCAATACAGCTTTTGATTTATAGGACCCTGGTGGACGGCGATGAAAATACAATACAATAATCACTGGATCATCCCTCTGACCACACATCGGTGAAAATGCATAATCATTTATCTTATTACATATCGTTTTGAGCTCAAAATCCTTTAACGTATTGCATAAAGGCTTTTGAGTTTCACCATTAATCATTAGTCTTGTCTTAATATCTCTTACCACTAAACGAGGGAAATAGCCAGCAGAATCATTTGAACATCGATCAATGTAATCAATATCCAATACAAAGACACGGCATCCTGCTTGAACTGCGTTTAATACTCCAATTTCTGGATCCATGTAACCTGACGGGAATGGACCAATAAATCCAGGATAGCGGCATGCCAATGCATGATAATTCAGTAAAATACGCTCGGGTTCTGGAACAGTGTTTTCCTTTTGTATCAAGTCAGACACCGTCCTTTTTCCCGACGAATAGGGTTCAAATCTGTCATTCAATTCTTTTACAATCTCTTGATAGTCTTTGTTCTCTCTGTATTCAGGACCACTGAGAAATGGCTCTTCATACATCATGGACCGCTGATAATACGTATAAGTGATTACAGCAGTCAATAGTAAAAAAGGAATGAACCATATCATTCTATGTCTATGACGGAGGAAGAAGATTTTTTCCGGATTCTTTCAACAAATGATAGAATTATTTTCGAGATCGAGAAGATGACTTTATCGCTCCAAAGAAATTGGCCTTTTCCGTGAAATAATACGCCTGAAATTCATCCAATAAAATCTCCTCTCGATCTGGATACTTCATTTTTAATAACATTGTCTTGATGCGTTTCCTCTCTCCAATCATCAACGAATTCCATAATTGATGAACCTCCTCACGATACTCCTTTCTCATCGCATACTTTGCATGCTGTAATTCATGTCGCTTTGTTTGCACATCTCCCTTACAATAAATGATGATATAGTCCGCATCTTTCTCATACGATAAGAGTATATGACTCTTGTCCACTACCGACGTAACAAATGACATTGGAAAGTTTAACCCAATACGATCGGTCATCTTACCCTCATACCGATCTGCAATTTGGATTAAATCGTCTGAAATTCCCTCTTTTTTTTCATATATCCCATGTAATACACGATCTTCTATGATCCACTTCATATCTGTTACTCGATTTACTACATCCCGTGTCTTATCAATTTTTTTAATAAAAAGTAGATTACAATATGATGACTGACCCCATGGATGTTGAAACACCACGTGAATGGTATGTTCGGCTTGAAAATCTATATCTTAATGATTCGTTTATTGGATACAAACGAATCATTACGCAGTATGATTCTAGTGTAGAACTAGCTGATGCAATTATCCGTTATTACGGAATCCCTTCCGAACTCCGACATCACATGAAATTATTTGAAAGCCCCTTTCGAAATCGACGACTCGATCTTATGCCAACTATTCCCAAAGAATATGATTTTATCTATATTTACTTTCATTAATCGTCGTCCTCCTCCAACAAAGCCTTCAATCGTTTCACCAATGGCGCAGATACCTTCTCCCATGTATATTGAGACGTCTTCTGTTGACCCAATTTTGCATGAAGTTTACGAAGATCGTCGTCGAATGCATACCGTTCCATCGCCTTCGCCACATCCTCTGGTTCAACCATTGATAACTCGCCCATTACTGAGTGATGAGCCTGTGGAAGATAACAACGAAAACGAGGCTTTACTCGCAAGGAATTATCCTCTGAGCAATACTCTGTATATCCATTGATTTCTGGAACAATCTGTGGAACGCCGAGCGACATCTGCTCAAACGTGCAGAGACCAAATCCCTCTCCATCTGCACATGATACACCCACATCCGCACAATTATACAGCAAATTTACGTCATCGTCGCGATAACAGGTATCCTTTGATGTAATCATAAGACGGTTTCCAAATTGATCTACCGATACACCATTCAATTTAATCTCGCGTGCAAAGATCTCAAACAGCGGATAACCACCACGATCACCCTTGTCCGCAACAATCAACAGAAAGAGGGGCTTCATCGGAAATCGCACCATCAACTTCGTAAATGCAATGATCAACAAATCAAGACGCTTTCTAGGAATATTCTTATTCAACGACATAAACAGAAAAATATCCTTTGGAAGACCCAACGTCTGACGAGCTACATCCCTTGGAATCGCACGATATACGGTAGAATCTACACCATGATTCAATACATCAATTGGACGTGTTGCACCATGATTCTTCAGTGCTTCTTTCCATGACTTTGTAAAACAGAAAATACGTTCGACGTCCCGATTAATCGTATCCATCATCGCCTGCGGCGGACTCTGATATGTAATATCCAGATATGCCCAAATCTTGAAAGTTCGCTTCTCAATTGCCTTACGAATCGACTCAATGTAAGTGCAAATAACGGATAAATCATTGTAAATCCAGACAACATCTGGTTTCTCCGACAAGATCACATTGGGAAGCTCAGAAAATGCAAATCCAAGCTGTTTTTCCTTCTCCATCGCGGTTCCATCCAATACTTTTACAGATGCAGGATACGGACGAGCCAAATCCGCATTCACCATCTTCTGTGTTCCAAAATGAACTACATCCAACCACTTCTGTTTCGCCAATTCTTGGATCAAATGATAAACTACCTTACTATAACCATTCACTTGGTTTGTATGAGTTGATACAATAAGAATCTTTACTCGCTTGTCGCCCACTGACTCAAGAGTTGACTCTGGTGCGGAAGAAGAGACTACGGGATTAGCGGATGAACCCGTCAGCGATTGCAACTCCTTCATAAAACTTGAAAAATCAGATGATCCAGCCATCTTTTAACTTAATAATGGCTAAATCATTTATCTTTAGGTTAGTGCTATTTCTTTTGAGTAGATCATAATAAAAATGTCAAAATAGAATAGAAGAAAAATGAGTTGCACAGGTGGAAAGCGTAATCGCAATCGTAATCGTAATCGTCGTTCTCAAGGTGGTGCCAAGGAGGCTTTTGGTGGTGCTGATCTAAAAGAGGCCTTTCAGGGTGGAAAGGAGGCCTTTGCGGATGCTCCCAAGCCACCAATGCCACCAATGCCACCAGCGGGTGGTGCCCAGAAGGGTGGTCGTCGCAAGGGTGGCAAGACTCGCAAGCTGTCAAAGGGTGCCCGTGCTTGGACTCAGGCGGTTACCAAGATCTACCGCCAGATGAAGGCCAAGGACAAGACTGTCAAGCTCCGTGATGCCATGAAGCGTGCCTCTGCTCTTAAGAAGCGTGGTCAGCTGTAAATTACAGACGAGTAATGTGTGATTGAATTCTTTTCTTCCATTCAGACCATCTTCGACGAACTTCTTTCTGGATTTCATCCGATCCACGATCCGATCGAATTACATTCACTGGATCCTCCCAGCCATATAATTTAGATAAACCCATTTCTTTTTCAATTGATTCCAAATACTCTTTATCTTTAATGGTAGTTACAGGTAAAGTCCCCGCTTCAAGTGCTTCATATAATCGAAAAGTCTCTGAATTATTTCCAGCCATAATTGGACAATATTTACTTTGTGTAAGAGCCTTCAAATATTCCGATTCAGTTGATCCAGATGGATGATTCCAGTTCGGCTGAAAACGACAATCATTCGGTTGAAAGGCATGAAAAGGCTCCAACTGTTCCTTTCTACCAAACCAGTCCGTTCCATGAAATGACCATACCCACTTACGCTCCGAAAATGGTGCAATCGACTCCTGATTCGCTTTATGATGATACCCCAGTGGAATTGTTTGGATATGAGGCACTGTGGGGACATCGGGTCGCGTATAATTTCTTACAACTGCTTTGCAATTTGGAAGGGCATAACATTCAATCAAATCAGATACGAACTCGTCGCTCAAATGGAGAATACGAAATGGAATACCCTTTCTTTGAAGATGATGAAACCATTTGTTCCACTTTTGAGAATGTGGTCGTTGAACCATATACCATGCATCAGATGGAAGGAATGCATCTACAATCGACACTAGCGGCAGGCATTCGATCTTCTTCTGAAACATATCCTCTAACCAAGCACGTTCATATAATTCCAATGTAGCATCTTCTGACTCGACCATCATATATAACGTCATTTTATCCTTTTCTATTGGCGTAGGCTTTTGTTGAAAGGGGGCAAGATCCTCTTCTTTAAAACATTCGGTATTATTGCAAATATCACTGTCAAATACCTCAACCTTATTAAGATTATTGAAATCGGATTGGATATAGGATGGATCGCTATCCTGAAAACAATATGCAGGTAACTCATTTGCCACATATTTTTTAAGATTAATACTCGGATTCATTAGAAAATGATCAACAGGAACAATGAATCGTTTAGGGGATTCCATTAGAAAACGTAGGAGTTTAATTGCACCTCGTCGATGAATCGCATAACTATATGTGCAAAAATGGAAAATGGGCGCTGGTTGTGGAGTAAATAGAGTGTTCCATTTGATTTCACTGTAATATGCATTTTTGGATTCTAGAACGGATGAAAGTGCGGGTCGATTTGGAGGAAGAACACCGCCCAAGTAAATTAAATCTGCATCTTCTGGAATTGCTTTCATATAGTCATGCTGTTGATTCCACCATGTTTTCTTGAAACGAACATCATCTTCTAATACCAAGTAATAACCATCCTCGCCGTGTTGAACAATTCGCTTCCACAAATCCAGATGACTCAGGGCACAACCCATCACGCCCTTTTTCCATCCGAATTGATTTGACTCAAATAGCTTATAAATCGTTTCTGTCAATTGTATTTCCTTTCCATTTACTGCTGAAATTCGTTTAGGAGTTAATTGAAAGAGTTCTGGTTCCTCTTTTTCAAGCTGTTTCATACGATCTGGACGAGAATCTAAATTGACAATATAGGTGGATTTCCAAAGCCTTTCAGGTGACCAAAGCCTTTCAGGTGACCAAAGCCTTTCAGGTGACCAAAGTGGTTGAACAGGTTGAACAGGTTGAACAGGTTGAACAGATAGAAGCAGATGAGGATGATCAATGAATTCCCAAATACGTGCCGAGATCTTTTGAAGTTGTGCAAGGGCTTTCTTTGTTCGTTCATCATCTAAGATAGGAGTCGATGCAATCTTTTGACATCTCGGTAGATCCGATTCGAGTGATTTGATTTGGTCAACCATTTGTTGTGGTTGATCGAGATGAGAAACTTGTAAGAAAGAATCTGGATGAAAATCGTGTTCGACATGGACATCGCCCCAATAAATGGGGACACATCCCGCCATTTTAGAGTGAAGTAGTTTTTCGGTAACATATCCATGAGCCTGTGAATTCTCAAAACTAAGTGTAAATCGATGATTTGTAAAGAATTCGTGTTTGGAAAGATCTCCCGCACCACCGCCTGGATATTTCAGAGAAAGTGGACCGCCAATATTATTATAAAGTGAACCACCACTATTTACCTTTTTATATTGATTTAGAAGCTGAAATGTCTCGTTCCTTATTTTACAAATGGGGTTGCTAACAACAAATCCACAAAAAGCAGGTCGCTCCAAATAGGGTCTGGGATGGGAAGTAGTTGCAAAAGAGAGTGGCAAACGAATCGGATTATCATTTGAATCATTTTGTGGTAAATTGGTCGAGGATGTATACCAGTCAATAAACCACATCCATGTTGGGAATCGAAGGTGTTTGTCGTCCTCCTTATGAGAATTTGATAGAAATAAATGAATGGATGGATCCTCTTTCAAGTCCCAGTTTTCACCATTGAGCTGTATCTTGGGCAAATGAGATGGTGCTTTCTTCCATTCGTCACCAAACAGTCCCACCATTAATACAGAAATCTCATCAGGACAAGAATATGATTTGTAATCTACACCGAGAATGGTTGTATCTGGGTGATGATGTTGAAGAGCATCTATAATTGTATTTTGTTGAAATGGAAATCCCTGCCACATGTCCGAAAATCCAATCACGCACTTCTTTTTTGGAGCGATTGGAGCGGTTGGAGGACGTGTTAAGGGCGTTGGTGACTTAATAATGGAACGAACAATCGATTCCCATTCGGCACAATGATTTGCAATAGAAAATGCACTCATTATCGCTGCGCGTCTTTCTTCTAATCCCTCCCACCACTCTTCTGGATTGGACTGGAATTCCGAAAAGATGGAAAGACACTCACGAATCTCGTTACTGTAGTAAAATCTCTTCTTCAACGATGGATGCAGATCGCGTAGAATCGGGCTATTATGAATGAGTGGAATATTCATCCAAATCAAATGGAGCAAACTCGGACGTAGATAGGTGAAACGAGAATGGGAAAGAAAGAGCTGATTGGGTTTATTAACCCAATCATAAAATGGCGTCTTTTTCGGATGGATCGTAACAGGCAATTTATCCAATTCGATATTTGTTGAAACATTCTCTTTGAAAAATCGATTCTCATGAAATGGTTCCATACGATGGACCTCATAATTCATTGTTGGGGTGATGTTTTGCTTTACCACTTCACGAATTGTCACCAAAGGAATAACACATGAACTCTCATTTGCCCCCTTCTCTGCCACATGTGTTGTAAAATGTGCGACTGTTGAAGAGAAATGACCCAATAACCCCTTTGAATAATGTTCCGTGATTGTCGGTGACCAGAAAAAGGGGACACGACGAATCGGACAAGAAAACATTGTCTGGATGGATGGAATTGTATCCTCTGGATTCAATTGATCCCAACACCATACCTCCTTAACGGCGTCCATAGATCGCGGAACATAAGGACATTCAATATAAACCGACCGATCCATTTCGGAAAATTGTAGAAAAGTCCGCAAAAATACGACCGTCTTATTCGCAATCTTTTCTCTTACCTCTCCAACCAATGTTCCATCCACATCAATTAATAGATCCAGTGACTTTGGTGTCATTACATGATAATGTTCCTCCGTTGCATAGGACGGAAGATGATAATCAGACCACCATGAATAGAGACCCGAATGGACATATACAATCGTCGTATTCCATTTTGAAAGCATTTCACCCAACTGAAGAGCCGTCTGATTCGCACCACTCTCAAAAAGAGGCTTCGATGGATAGACTGTAATACCAATACGCATTTGTGCTGTTATCAAAAGATTAATGATTTGTTGTCATTTATCTTTAGATATGGATTCTGTTATTCTTATTTATGATTCCAAAATATCGGACCAACGCTGACGGATCTCTGGATGATAAATACTATGCTTCCAAATCAAATGCGTTGAATGAGCCTTATAAATTGCCATATTCTCTGAATGCCCTGTTAATGCCTTATACAATGTTTCAATCGCCTCTTCCCATCGATCAATCGAATACGAATAACCATAGTCTTTCCATCCCTCTGAATTATGAAGAATCGGATAATGACAATACATTAGTTCCAATGTCATGTAATTATAATCATTGTTCCATTGATGCGTCAAAAAACAGGCCGATCGATGATCCGATAAAATCTCATGAATCTTTCGACGACCATACAACTTCATACGATTACCATTATACAATGTAAGAGACGGCAATAATTGATTGTGAGCATATGAATTAATTTTTAAACGATCACCGTTAACGACATGCAGCGTTCCTTTCCATTCAGGATATTTCCTCGAAAAGGCCTCAACGAGGAGGACGGAATAGAAGGAACATTTTTGAAAGGAGATGTTTGGATCCATAATAAGAATATCTTGCTCTTTCCAGCTGGACGGTGGTTTCCATTCAATCGATTCTTTGGTTTGATAGCGAGTAAGAAAACACGGATCCCATACATACGGAACAACTCTGCCTTTTTCCATTTCCGTTCGGTTCAAGATGGATGCAAAATCAATATGCTGACGATAATGCGGGCTTGTCCAGATCTCGTCTAATTCTCCAACAATATGATGATTAAAAAACATGGAAGGATAATATTGGATGGTCTCCACATCAATATTTAGAATATTTCCCAAATAAAGTTTCGTAATTTTTGCACCTGTCGATCGTAAATATTGTCGTGTTAGCGGATCAATACTCATTCCAATCTCGATAAATAATTTAATATTCATGGACTGTTTCACCATATCCTGTGAAGTCACTGTCCGATACGTTCGGATAAAATCCTTCTTTTGACTCTCTGATCCTGACTGATGTTGTAATAAATAGGATGTATAACCCAAACTGTCAAATAGATCATAAAGAATGAGGATATTTTGTGTAAGACCGTTTAGAAACAGCGTTTGGTCGTTAACATCATTTGATCCGAATACAATGATCGGTCGTTTATTGGGAGGCGTTTTAAGCGAGATAAGAGGGTATGGCTTTTTGCATTCTTCATCTGGCAACAGTGTATTACCAGGCAACAATGTATTACCAGGCAATCTTGAGTCTGAAGACATGAATTATGAATTGCGGTAAGTTATTATGTGTTTCACCGTTTATCTTTATATGATGAATAACATAGAAATATGTCCAATCTCCCTCCTGCATTTCCTGCATTTGGATCAATTCCACCTGTGTGTTTTTACAATATGGGCGGCTTGACAAGTTGGTTAAATGCCAATCCGGATTATAAACAGTATTTTGTGAATTATCCTAGATATTATCCATACTTGTATACACAATCTACAATTAGTGAGCTTGTTGCTGCTGGTATGGGCGCTGGATTTTCATCTGTATATAATATTTATGAAAATTACGATATTCGTAAGGTGAAACTATCACCTCTTGTAACAACATTAAATGACTATCAAGCGAATAAATACAAAGAACAGTTAAACACCTTTTTAAAAGTCTATTCCTTTAATTCGAATGCATATATCACATCTCTTGAAACAGGGGCTCCACCCATTTATTATCGATTTAGAAAGAGTAGTGAATTATTGGAGTATCGCAGTGCATTAGGTCTTGTTAGTAAATTATATCCGTTTGATGCGATGGCAAATGGTAAGTCTGAATATGGTTCTACACTCGGATGGGTCATTCCATTCCCCCTTTGAAACTGTTCTGTCTCTTTGGAAAAAATTGAAATTGTTTCAGAGAATCTTTAAGCGGTCACTTGCGAATCTTTAAGCGGTCACTTGCGAATCTTTAAGCGGTCAAAGAATGTGTCGTCACTGTGAATCAATTCTCGGCACCTTATCTCTGCCCCATCCCGATCATAAATGTCCTCTTCGTCAATCACAATTCTGTTCAGATTGTTCGGTTTTCGGACATTTAGCAGATAAATGCCCTGAAAAAAAGGGGAAACGTCTTCTTGTTTTACCTTCTGATTCCGAAATAAGAAAAACACTACAGTCACTCGGTGTTACCCTTAAAAAGGGACAATCTGCAAAAGCTGTTCTTAAACAATATGCCAAAGAAAAAGAGTTACGACTTGTTTATTTACCCACACCAACTTCTTTTACATAAACCCATTAGAAACCCGAGATCCATGAGACGCATACATTTTTTAACAAGACGCGCCCACTCACGATCCCATCACCATACCCGACGCCGTCGTCATCCGAAATATCATCGCTCACAGTCTAGACGAATAAGACGAACCAAATATAGTCTTAGAAGACGTCGTGGTGGTGCTAGTAAAAATATTATTAATGGCGTTCCAATTATTAATCCCAATCATACTGTTGTTGCTAACTCAAAAGGACGTGTTATATCATTAAATAAATTTATAAATGGACTTGATAACCCATATGAAAGTGATGACATCTAATCTTTTTCCTCAATCTCAATCTGAAAATCATTAGGACGCAGAGCCACTTCACGCAATGCCTCCTTCTGTTCCTCATCCAATTCCGCAATAACACACACCTTTTCAAAGATCTCCTTTGCAATGGAATACCACCATTCATACAAAATCATCTCCGCCATCTTCTCTGTTGTCTCCTCTTCTGGTTGCTTTTCACGTCGCTTACTCATTTCTGGTTGCTATCCACTATCTTCCTAATTCCTTTTTATCAATTTTTAAAGTATTTAAAACACATCGACGAGTTTTACTCTTAACTTAATTACAATGTCCTCCTCCTCAAAACAAGAATACGACTGGCCAAGTGAAGCACTTACTACTCCGCAAGAGAATGAACTAACAACTCTCACGCACTCCATTATCGAGTGGCGAAAACTAAAAGAGGTTAACGATGGACTACGGATCCAAATGCGAGAGGTCAATAAGAAGATGAAAGCATTGGAGGATATCATTTTGCGTGTCATGAAAAGCCATAATATTGGTGCATTGGATTTGAAGAATTCGGGTGGTCGCGTCCTATTCAAGAAGTCTAAACGCCAAGCGGGTCTCGGGCAGAAAAATATGGAGAAATTGATTACTGACTATCTACAGTCAGAAGAAAAGGCAAAAGCACTCATGAGTTATGTTCAAGAACACCGTGAAGTTATTATTAAGGAGTCGATTCATTATGAAAAAACAGAATAAATTCTGTTTTTATTATCTAAACGATGCGAAAAAACGGAATAAATTCCGTTTTTATGATCTAGGCGATGCGAAAAAACGGAATAAATTCCGTTGGAATAATACGGATTTTAAAAAGATACAATAGAACTCATGTTGCGTGATTTGTGCCGAGCAGGTGTGGAAGGAATGACCGATGTATCCGGTTCCGGTCGCTACCAAATGTATAAAGAACTCGTTGCCTCTATTCTGGCTCTTGTGATTTCCATCGCCATCGTTGCATTTGTTGGTAAATTCTTGTGGAATAGCACTGTGGCTGAACTCTTCACCATTGTCCGACCCGTTCGTTCCGCTTGGCAGATTGTTGGTCTCTTAATCCTCGTCTCTCTCTTTCGTTAATCTATGACTTTTCTCTACTCTTCATAGAAATGTTACTCCTTACTATTCTTATTGTCTTATTTCTTTCCATTCTCGGTGTTATGCTGTATGCCAACTGGCCAACTGATTCCGATTCTGAATCGTCATGCGGTGGTTGCGGCCAATGCTCCTCTTGCCGTCGTCGCCCCCCTTGCGGCGGCTGCGGAATGCCCTCTGGACAATGCCAATGCCCTTTCCGACGACGTAGAGGATGCCAATTTTGCTAAATTAATAAATATATTATATTTCTTAATATGATTATCATTCTAAGAAATATAGATATGCCGCTTCTTTGGAACTGTGATAAAAAAATTGTAATCTTCCATATACCCAAATCTGGAGGAACTTCATTATATAAATACATAACACATATTGATGGATGTTTTGTTCAGTATTGGAATGGCCCCCAAATGTCATTTTCGTATATTCATTGTTCTGAAGAAAAAGCTAGATGCCTTTTTCAAGAAAAAACTGGTAATATAGCATTAGAATCATGCACTGTAGTTCGTAATCCATATCATAGATTTATTTCAGCATTTCTACATACTCATCTTATGGGATTACATTCATATCCTCCTACTTTGGAGGGGTGTCTTAATTATGTTGAATATCTTAAAGACAAATCATTTAATGATCCATTTTGGTCTACAGATCTAGGGACTTTTTTCCTTCCACAGGCAAATTTTCTCCCATTAAATACAAATGATTTAAATATTACAATTTTACACATCGAAAAAATAGAAGAAGAACTTCCGCCTCTATTGAATAGATGGGGTTATTGCGACTCTTTAATTAAAACAATACCATTTCAAGAAATATATAATAAAAGCCCATTTACTATTTCTAAAGATGACTGGTATTTACAATCATCTATATTAAAAAATTGGGTTTCATCTTTTTATTCTAATGATTTTAGTCGCTTTCATTATCAGGTATAATGGCTCAAAGACTATTGGATGCAACTGGAACAACTCGTACATCTGGCTCTGGTATAACTATTCCAATGAATGATATTACAATGACAATTCTTAATAATGCATATAATAAAGGGTATAATCTTAGTAGCTATGTAAATGTAGATACATCTAATCCAAATCTTCCGACTACTACACCTGTTCGCTTTGGAATGTATAGAGGAGTCCAAGCAACTAGAAGCGTTCCTGTTCAAATTACGACTATCAATGTCCCTTATTATAGATATTATGGGTCATGGGCACAATGGACTGGACAAAATTGGGGAACATTTACATGGAACCCTACTGGTCCAGTTACACGAGTTATTGGTGTATATATGGATTATACTGTGCAAAGATATTCATATAGTGCTGCAATGTATTTTTATACAGGTCTGCATAATGTTACTCTTAATCAGGGCGTAGTTGGAAACACCTTTCATGATTACTCTTACAATTTGGGTCAAGTAGGATTAAGCACTGCTAATTTAATCGAATCTGGATCCACTACAGTTCCAATGCGTCCAGGAGATACATTTATGTTTACAGCAGGAAATTATAGTGCTCTTGATATTGGAGTTATTTCAGGAACAGTATATGTAGCATATATTTAATGTATCTTTATTGATTTCATAATATAATATATTATCTCATACAATGGTCTCATTCCATCTATAATAATATCACTATCTTCTGGTTCATCAAATGGATCGTTTACCCCTGTTAATTGAATTTCCCCATACTTTGCTTTTTCATATAATCCTTTCTTATCCCGTCTCATACATTCACTTATTGGAGTCTTAATATATATCTGTATATAATCACCGAATCTTGTTATACATTTGCGATTCTCTATACGATCATCTTGATATGGTGCTATATTTGCTACAATACATATACCTCCATGCTTTACAATTTCTGATGCTATTACACCCATCATACGTGCTTGTAAACTACGATCCTCTCTACGAAAACCCAGAGGATATTTCCATCTTGAACGAAGATCATCACCATCCAAAAAACTAATTATAGAATTCTCTTTTATTCCATTTATAGTATCTTTTAAAGCACTCCCTATTGTTGTTTTACCACTTCCAGATAATCCAACTAAATAAATACATAACCCCCTTACTGATTTCATTGTTTGTAGTATATTTGCAATAGATGAAAAAGTATACCAACTTGGAATGATATCGCCTTTTTTTAAAATGTTACGCAACTCCGTTCCAGATAATTCTATATATTCTCTTCCAGATTCCTTTGCCTCTTTTTCTGTTTTATATTCATTCATTTCAGGAATATATACCATATTCTCCATATATAGAATATTAATTTTTAATTTACTTCTTACGCTTTTCAATAAATTATGTGCATCATACGAACCATATAACCCTTTTGGAAATGATGGAGATGCATGATCACGCCCTACAATAAAATGAGTAGCACCATAATTTGCACGAATTAATGCGTGTAATATGGCCTCTCTAGGACCTGCCATTCTCATATTTAATCCTAATGTAGATAACCACAATGGTATATCTTTTGGATATTCATTTAAAATAGCTGTATAACATTTTAAACGAATTATATCATTTATATCACCATCTTGTGTTATACCTATTACCGGATTTATCCATAAAAGAGTATTCTCAGGTAATGTCTTCCATGCCCTTATTGTCATTTCTACATGAGAACGATGCAAAGGATTTCTTGTTTGAAACGCCAACACATTCTTCCATCCATTCTCTAAAATTTTTTTTTTCATTTCTTTTGGAGTAATTTGTAATTGTGATATATCCTTATTTATCCATATTTTATCTGGCTTATCGCAAGATTCTAGTCTTCCTCCTGCTCCATATTCATATTTTTCTTTTTTTAAATAAAATACATATGGATGTAATTCATTAGTTGTTCCATATACTTTATTACATTCATATTCAACATCTATTTTATAATATGATAATGGATAAAATAATGCAATAGGATAATCTAATTCATCTACTAATTTTATTATTTCAAAGTCTTTTATCTCATTATATTGCAACTCGGTAAGACGCAATATAATTGGTAATGGAAATAATTCTCCATTAGATAGTAGCATATTTTCAACAACTGACTCATAATCTTCTTTTAACATAAATCCATCTAATGGATTTAATGCTCCACTCAAAAGTAACTCAATATCACATTTTATTCTTTTATCAACTCTTAAACAATGCATCATTCACTCACTGTTTCGCCTCCAATCTCTCCACTCTCTGATTCAGTTCTTTAATACACTCCAATAAGACTGCCACCATCTGACTATAATTCAAAGACTTCATTCCAAATTCATCTGTCTTTACCAACTCTGGAAATTGTCTCTCTACATCCTGTGCCAAAAGACCAATATGCGTCTTATGCGATGGATTCACATAAGGTGGTAGCGTCTCATATCGAATACCTTTAATTTCTTTTACTTGTGATAAACAATCCGTCAATGGCTGCAAATTCGTCTTATATCTCGCATCTGAAAATGCAGTAACATCACCCGTTGCATAAATATCACCTACCACATGTAAGGTCGATGTTGGATTGGATGTTCCTATACCCACATTGCCCTGTGAATAATAAATATATGTTCCCGTTCCTGTCATCGTATTCAACCACTGACTACTTGATCCTGTTGGACCTGTATATCCAATTGTTCCCGTTATACCTGTTGATCCAGTGGGTCCCGTTGTTCCCATTACATTATCCAACTGTGTAATCGTCAAACGTGTTAATCCGCCAGCTGCCAACAAGTCCTGATTATTACCAGATTCTTGAGCATAATATACTACAAATGATTCATTTGGTGCCATACGAATTGTCACAGTCGTTGTAGCCGAGGCCTGCTGATTAATAGCCGACACACCATATGTTTCTGTTCCATTCTTTACAATCTTCAATACCGACTGTGAATAAGTGGCACCTGTATACACGGAAGCGGTTGCCATATACACTTGATATAGCGTGCTCGTATTCGTAAAAGTATAAGTCGATGGATCATATACACCCTTCATTGTTCCATATGTCATTCCCACATCTAATGTATCGAATTGAACAGGTGTATCTGTGTTCGTCATTATTGTTTGATTCGCACCCAACGTATACGACATTATCGCAAGAGGCGAAGGAGTCATGGCTGGACCCGTTGGACCCGTTGCAGCAGTAGCACCCGTTACTCCTGTCGATCCCGTTCTACCCGTTGGACCCTGTGATCCTGCCGTCAATGATGTCAAACGAATACGAGATGATGTTTGAACGACGCATTGAACAGTATCCATGTAATAAATACCCACCGTCTCGCCTGGTCGAAGAATAATCGTGTAAGAATTACTAAACCAGTTAAGATCATTATACATTTCACCAAATAGACTGATTGTTCCATTTACACCAATTACCGAATAACCACCCATTGTGGTATCCAACTGAACAGAATACTCAATAAATAAAGGAATCCAATCCAATGTCACGTTTGTAAAAAGACCCGTTTGAGATGAATACTGAATACCTGGCTGATTCACGGATTGTAAAACATCTGGATTATCCCATTTAATCGCTGTCAATGTGGATGCATTGATTGTCTGCGTTACACTTGGCTGATAAGAAACACTTGCCACTTGTCCCACTGGACCCGTTGGACCCGTTATTCCTGTTGAGCCCGTTGGACCCGTTGTGCCAGTTGTGCCTGTTGAACCCGTTTGACCAGTTGGTCCTGTTGGACCCGTTGAAGCAGTTGGACCCGTTGAACCCGTTGAACCCGATGCTCCTGTTCCTAACGGTCCCGTTGGACCCGTTGTTCCTGTTGGACCAGATGGACCCGTTGCACCCGTTCCTACTGCTCCTGTTGGTCCCGTCGTTCCCGTTGGACCTGTTCTACCTGTTGTTCCTGTTGGTCCCGTTGTTCCTGTTGTTCCCGTTGGACCTGTTGTGCCTGATGCCCCTGTTGGACCCGTTACACCCGTCTGGCCAGTTGGACCTTCAGCACCATCTACCAATGCAATTGTTAGCTCGCAGTTAGACAGTAAACTGACACCCACATTTGTATATCCACCCACCGAGAAATAATCTGTTGTTGTAATGTATCCCGTCCAACTTATGGATTGTTGAGTAAATACACGATTAGAAGCTAATAGCTGATTAATCAACGATGGTTGTAGATCATTTCCATTTGTAAGATTCTTTGAAATAAAGATCTCCACATCACCCGATGATGGTGTTGCACCCAATGAAAAGGTAATGGTGTAAATACCACGACGCAATACCTGAAACTTAGGAGTCGTTCCCATTGTGACCAAGTTATTAAGACTAGTTGATCCCAATGTCCAGCTCTGTCCCACATAGAAATAAGAACCCGCTGTCAAACTTGCAGATTGGGCTGTTCCTGTTTGATCATATGTAGTTGGTGTTCCTGCATATTGTAAATAGGATAAAATACTTGTATATCTAGGACCCGTTGTTCCTGTTGTTCCTGTCGGTCCCGTTGGACCCGTTGTTCCTGATGGACCAGTTGGTCCCGTCGTTCCTGTTGTTCCTGTTGTTCCCGTTGGACCTGTTCTGCCCGTTGTGCCTGTGGGTCCAGTTGGACCCGTTGTTCCTGATGTTCCTGTTGGACCACTATGACCTGTGCCACCTGTTCCTAATGGTCCAGTCGGGCCCGTTGTGCCTGTTGTGCCTGTTGGACCCGTTGTTCCAGTGGGGCCTGATGTTCCCGTTGTTCCAGTTGTTCCTGTTGGCCCAGTCGTTCCTGATGGTCCAGTTGGACCCGTTGTCCCTGAAGAGCCAGTTGGTCCTGTTATTCCAGTAGGGCCAGTTGTTCCAGTTGTTCCTGTTGCACCCGATGGTCCAATCTGTGTATACATCACCTGAGTAACCGTTAAAATAATAGAAGGAATGGCAGGTGTTCCATTTGTAGCAGGGAGAGCAACTAACTGTGAATTATTGCCTGTTGCTACCATCATCAACTCCAAATAATCATTTTCTTGGAAGGTATCTACATAATTCCAAGCAGGAACTTGATATACGTTGGTATTTTGCAATGTTATGTTTGTAGCCGAACGTGGCATATTGATTCCATTTTTACGAAACCATATCGTAATTGTTTCTGTTCCACCTGAACTGAGGGCAATTTGCCCAGAGAATTGAACATTAAATACACCCGTTGTCTGGAAATAAATACGTGAACTGGGTGTTCCTCTTAGAATTCCATTCGATGCCTCTACTGTATCATACGTGATCGGACGAGCAATCGCAAATGAACCCTGTGTAGTCGAATCCGAAAATACACCATAATAACCCAATGCACCACCCGCACCCGTTGGACCCATCACACCCGTTGCTCCTGTTGTTCCCGTTGGACCAGATGCTCCTGTTGGACCGGTTGAACCGGCTGTTCCAAATGTGCTATGAATATGGGAATAGGTGTTGGATGACTGAAAATAGACCTGCGCAGTATGTGCACTAGAGTTTCGGTTTCGTGAAGTAACCAACACATGAAGTGAGGTATATGATGTAATAGTAATCGGATTCTGAATATACATATTTAAGGTAATCGCCTGTGAGGATGTAAAATCATATAAATAGGCAATATCAGATCCATTCGCAACCAGATTGGTATAAGCACCACCACTTGTTCGGCCAAGAATAAAGAATCGTAGACCAATATTATTCAAATCATTGTTTGAACCTGCCTTTGCATATAGATTCATTTCCATAATTCCAGGAGGCATGGTGGTTGGAATATTTGCATTAATTGATGCGAGTTCAATCGCAAACTGAGCCACAGGACAATCCACTGTATTACTGTTTGGTGTGATAAATGACAATGTCTCCTGTGGAAGGGTGAGATCGGGTGTCAATGAAAGTTGGCTCACATTCGTATTTTGACTTGGAGTATAGGTAATAGATGTTAGATTTTGCATGGGTTGACCTATAATTGACTGGATTTGGGTGGCTGTCAATGGGGTATAAGTAGGACTGGTAGAATTTGTATAATTCATATACCATACGAGACCACCACCACGACCATTTTCACCCGCTACACCCGTTGGACCCGTTATACCCGTTGGACCCGTGGGGCCTGATGGACCCGTTGGACCCGTTGTGCCCGTTGTGCCAGTTGTTCCTGTTGGACCAGTCATTCCTGATGGACCAGTCGTTCCTGTGGGACCTGTTGTGCCTGTTGTTCCTGATGGACCCGTGGGGCCCGTTGTTCCTGTAGGACCCGTTGTGCCCGTTGGACCAGTCGTTCCTGTTGTTCCTGTTGGACCTGTTGTTCCAGTAGCACCTGTGGGACCAGTTGTTCCTGTCGTTCCAGTGGTTCCAGATGGACCAGTTGGACCCGTTGTGCCAGTTGGACCAGTTGATCCTGTTGTTCCTGTTGGACCTGTTACACCATCAATACCATCCAGATTGACATTGTAGATAGTATAGGTTCCAAATGTTCCTAATACATTATAAATATTGTGAACAACCATAACACCCGATTGTTTGTTGTAAGAGAATACCGTTCCTTCAAAACGGTTATGTAGATCCGTCTGTGAAATCACCACCACACTGTTTCCAGTAATATACGCCAATTCAATACCCACCGTCAAGGATACCGATCCCATCTCAATCGGTGTAATAATCACTGCCGATGTGGTATTTGTATTATATTTATCAGCATATCCTGTTGCACCTGTTGTGCCCGTTGGACCCGATGTTCCCGTTAAACCTGTGGAACCCGTTGTGCCTGTTGTGCCAGTTGTGCCAGTGGGACCAGATGTTCCCGTTATTCCCGTTGGGCCTGTTGGACCGGTTGTGCCTGTAGGACCGGTTGTGCCCGTTGGACCTGATGTTCCTGTTATACCTGTTGGACCCGTTGAACCTGTTGCACCCGTTCCTATTGGACCCGTTGGACCAGTTGTTCCAGTTGTTCCCGTTGTTCCCGTTGAACCTGTGGGACCCGTTGTGCCTGTTGGGCCTGTCGAACCCGTGGGACCTGTTACACCTGTTGGACCCGATGTTCCCGTTGGTCCTGATGTTCCTGTTATTCCAGTGGGGCCCGTTACACCCGTTGAACCTGTTGTTCCTGAAGGGCCAGATGGACCTGTCGAACCCGTTGGACCTGTTACACCTGTTGGACCCGTTGTGCCAGTGGGTCCAGATGTTCCCGTTATTCCTGTGGGACCAGTTGCTGCTGTTGGACCAGTTGCTCCTGAAGGTCCAGATGTTCCTGTTATGCCCGTTGGACCGGTTGCTGCAG